TTTAGTGAAACAGCTAATTCTTTGCCAGGTTCATTTACAACAGTATTAGCGAATACAACTATTAATTTCAACGGGACCTCTGGACAATTGTCTGGTTTAGTAAGTGCGAACGATGTTATAAAGATATATAACCCGTTGTTTCCAGCGAATAACTATCAGATTGCAACCGTGGTAAGTCTGTCTGATACACAAATTGAAATCGGCAAGCCTATAGAAACAACCAACGTTGAGGGCACAGGTTTAAAGATAGATGTTCTTAAATATCCAACGGCTGCTTTTAATAACATCAACAATAATAATATTGTAAGATATTTTAATGGAGATAGTTCTAGTGGTAGATCGGAATTTGATCGTTTTGACTCTATGCAAATTAAAATTGTGTTTTTATCAAATAGTACATATCTAGTTCCTAGAATCGATCAGATTCAAGTTCTTGGAGTTTCTGCGTAATGACCTACCTTAGAGATACATCTTCTGGTCTCGTTATAAATACTAATGAGAAAGAATATCAGGCAATCCTCGCAAGGCGTCAAGATAAGAAAAAAGCCGACGCTATATGTCAGGAATTGGATAATTTAAAAACAGAATTATCAGATATCAAAAATATGTTACAGCAAGTTATAAGCGGAAATAAATATGGCTAAAGTAATCCCCGTCGTAGATCTATACACTGAAACTTTCCATACCTGGTTGAATCGTACTAATGAAATTATTAGCACTATCTCTAGCGAAGTTCTCACTGCTAATTCTTCACAAGGTATTACAGGTTCTGGCAACGCTCCTAAAAACTCTCGTCTGATAGGGTCATTTACTGCTAATACTTTATACTCAGATAGTATTATAAATGATGGTTATACAGCTAACGCATCTCATTTTGTATTTTCTCCTACTGTATCCGTATTAGCTGCGGGTACAACAGGAGACACCGGACAAGTTCTCACTACAGATGGATCGGCCGTATATTGGTCTTCACCTCCAGGTTCTGGTACTGTTACGCTCGTAGCTAATGGTCCCGGTCTAATAGGCGGAAACATTAGAACTACAGGCACACTATCAGTCAAAGCAGGACTGGGTATTCGAGTTGATGCTTCCGGGGTTTCCATAAACACAGTATACTTATCTACAATATCAACAAATGCAAAAACATTATTGAATAAAACATGGGCATCCCCTGATAATATAGGTTCATCAGCACCAGCTTCGGGTACCTTTACAACGGCATCAGCAGACAAATATCTTATTAATAATAAAGACACCTTCTTACTAGATTCAACTGTCTTCCGAACTGCTGGATATATAGATGCGCTTACACCCGGAAAAGGCACAACTGGAGGGTTTAGATTACGAACGACAAGTTCGACTAATGACCCGCATGCATATTTTCAAATTACAAATTCTGTTGGCGATAAACAGATAGCACTTGTAGATATTGATAAGTCAGGCAATTGGGGTTGGTCTAATACTGCTTCGTTTAAAGGGGGTATTTCTATCGAGGGAGGTAATATCTCGCTCACTAATGGGGATCTAGCCGACCTAGACGATGGTTTTGGTTCTTTACGTTTTACTAAAGGTGTTAAGATTTATACTGGAAAGAAAAGTGGTACCGCGGCGATTACGCTTAATGCAGATGGTACTGCTTATGCCGGGTCTAATAAGTTCTTAACTCTATTAGACTTCACATCAAATACAAAAGCAGAACCAACAGGTTATACGAAACTTCCGGGTGGAATAATTATGGCATGGGGTGTGGTTAGTGTCTCGGGGGATAGTACAGCGTCTGTTTCATTCTCTCCCTCTAATTTGTTTACTAATCTCTGGAATGTACAACTAACATATGAATCTGATAGAGTAGGTAGAGGTACTAATCAAGATAATTCTTCTGTATATGGTTTGACTAATACTGGATTTGTAATTGCTAATGATGATGGTAACACTCGCAATCACTATTGGTTTGCTATAGGAAATTAACCCTGTTTTTAACTATAGACCTAGAAACAATTCCGGATGTAATTGAATTACTGTCAACTTAATTACATATTATAAATAAAATAAAATATAAAGGAATCTACGAGTGACAGCTAAAATTTATGATATGAGAGATACCTGGTCGGACGAAGCCACCAGCTATACCTCTATTAAGATGAATGCGTATGATAAGTACTCTGATGTTAGTTCGAAACTTATCGATCTTAAAAGAAATGGTATGAGTGAGTTCACTGTTAATAAAATCGGTAAGATTGTTAACGGTACAATAGACATCCCTAGCGTCAATTCTTTAGAAGAAAGCATTACAACACTCTCTGCTGCAGGGTTGTCACAGGTAGATCTTATTGCTAATACACGTATTCGATTAGAAGCCAATACATCAATGCCAGACCAATCAATAGGCCTTGTATATGCGGATCCAGCGATACAGAACAACGATTGGTATTATTACACTGCTGCAACCAGTACATGGGCAAATACAGGGCTATTACCTAATCTCGCTGCACAATTAACCCCTAGGAAACATGTAGAGCGCACAATATATGTTGCTATGGGAGGCAATGATGATAATCATGGTCGTTCAGTTTATAAACCTTTTAAAACAGTCGGAGCTGCCCTTAGAGCGGCTAATACTCTTGTACGCACAGATGGAGAAGGTCCTTGTGTTGTAATTGTACATCCTGGAGAATATGATGTAGCTCCTGATACAGAAATTCCTCCGCGTGTAGCACTTTACGGTTATGATGCTCGTGTCACTAAACTTACTCTTGCAGTAGTAGGTGAAAGTGTTGATGAAGAAGAACGCCCTCGTGTAGATGGCTCGCGTGAGCATAATATGTTTCTCCTCAATTCCGGTATTAAAGTCAGAGGCTTTACAATTACTGGTCTGAGACACGAAAACGCCTGGCGCGAAGCTGTAACATATACTAAGGATGGAAAAGTCTATGCTTCGCTAGATAAAGGTCCTCCTCAGAAAGGATACGCCTTTGTATTCAAACCAGGCGCATATATCTCTCGTTCTCCTTATATTGGAGATTGCTGTGTAATTCATGATCTAACATATCAGCAGATGTCAGAGCCCCAAGATAGAAGATCTGGAAATCCACTAATACCCATGTCTGGAGGTAACCTACATGCGGATGGTTCGGTATTAGATCCTGATTCTCCATTACGTTCAGTCGTTGTTGATTCATTTACCTCGGTTAATCCGAACGGGGTTGCATATGCGGTTATCAACAATGCACTTGTTCAGCTCGTTTCCATATTCACTAACTGGTCTCGTGTTGGTATCTGGGCACACACAGGCGGACAGATAACAATTGTTAACTCTAACGCAACATTTGGTGACTATGCATTTGCGTCTACAGGCTTTCGTTATGCAATAAATGTAGAAGCAGCTAAAACAGATAAGATGAATGCTGTCAAAAATACAGATGCAGTTAAAAATAACATACCTTCCCCCTTAACAGGTTATTATATTGCAGATAATATATCTAGCATTGCTAATTATTTAAATAACACTAAGTACCCCACCATTCCAGGCTGGAATGCTGCAATAACTGGAGATTTAAGAACATTAGCGCTACGTGATACTGAAACTATTCTTAAAGAAACATCTGATGATTTAATTTCTGGACAAGATAAAAGTCTTATTTTCTGGACACAAAGTTTGTTTACGTCTAATACTACTGGTGACTATACCGCCAATGCTGTTCTTGCCTTTAACTCATCATTGACGGGATACTTCTCTGCTAGTTTTGATAAAATTAAAGAAGAGTTAATGTCTATTTCTGACAATATAACTGGAGAGCCAATTGCTACACAATTTATCGATGCTTCTTTTGAATTAGCAAAAGATGTTATTAACAATCCACTATCTTATACTACCGCATTCCCATCTAAGATTGAAGCCGCAGCGCATCAGTTCTCATACGCTGGTTCGGGGGTCAACTACAATGCTCTACCATTTGGTCAGCGGGCAAGTGGTACACCTACACCACCTACAGACAATCTTTATCAATCTAACGGCGGTGTTATTTACGCTACGTTCAATACAGAACGAGGTGATACATACTTAGGTAAAGATTTAAGAGTCGATTTCGAAAGAAGTACTATTGAAGGGCAAGCATTCTCCAGAGGTGTGCAGAATATTACTCTTCCATTAATCATTGGCATAGGAGGCTAACACGTGACTTTAGCAGCAAATACAGTAACACCCAGGGCACCATTAAATATATTTGAGGTCACACGAAAGAATCTTGCGGGGGATGGATTGTGGGCAAATCTTGTAGTAGTACCTCATTATTACATCCCAGAGAATGGTCCGGTGCCAGCAAAAACTGTTAATACCTCAGCTATTGTAACTGGTCTTATTATTACAAATAGACATACAGCTACAATCCGCGCTTCGGCAAAAATTTTAAGCAATGGAGGCGAATACTTTATTATAAAAGATGCAAGTGTACCCCCTAGAGATTTCTTGTCTGTTGGATTCCAACGCCAGATTCTATTATCTGGAGAGGTAATGCAGGCCTCATCAACTATCGGACCAGCAGACGTACATTTTACCTATATTGTCAATCAAAGAGAAGAATTTGAGGATAATACCCCATGACACAATATAATTCCGGCTCTTCTATTGTTATTGGACAGGGTATCCCTGTCGACCTCGCAGACCTAGATCCTACTGAATATTTAGGTGCGTTGGTTCTTGCTTTAGATGAGCGGTTATATTATTCGAATGGAGAAGAGTGGCTATTTGTAAGTCAATATGCTAACTCTGCTAATCAGGCTACATTTGCTACAAATTCTCAATTTGCTTACCTTGCTAATGATACTGTATTCGCATACGGCAAAAGACAGCCCGAGTTAAACGTCAATAGTGCGGTATATGCAACTAATGCCCTATTCTCATACCTTGCTAATGATACTATTTTTGCTTATGGCAAAAGACAGCCAGAGTTAAACGTCAATAGTGCAGTATTTTCGACTAATGCATTATTCTCTTATCTTGCTAATGATACTATTTTTGCTTATGGCAAAAGAGAGATCGAGTTAAACGTCAATAGTGCAGTATATGCTACAAATTCTCAATTTGCTTATCTTGCTAATGATACTATTTTTGCTTATGGCAAAAGACAGCCCGAGTTAAACGTCAATAGTGCATTATATGCTACTAACGCAGAATTTACACTGATTGCAAATGATACTGTTTTTGCTTATGGCAAAAGAGAGATCGAGTTAAACGTCAATAGTGCAGTATATGCGACTAACGCTACTTTTGCATATACTGCTAATGTGGCAAGATATCTCGATGATCGTGCTTTAGAATCATTAGTTGCCAATAGTGCTAAATATGCTAACGATTCTGTATATCTAAAAGGTTATAGATGGATATCCCCTCCAGTTATTGGTAGCACTAGAGCCAATGCTGCTTTCTTTACAGATGTAACACTCACTGGTAACTTAGTTGTTGGTGGAACTACTACATTCGTACACACAAATACAATAGATGTAGCCAATAGTTTTATTGTTCTTAATAGCGGTCAGACGGCAACACCACCTGTTAACGATACAGGTATTGTTCTGCAACGTTATCTTAATGCTAATCCGACAAATTATAACATAGGTGTTTTCTGGAACGAAGACGCTAAAACTTTTGTTATAGGTCAGACACCTAATACATCTCCTACTACAGAATTATATATCTCTAAAAACTTGTTAGTGATTGAAGAAGATGGCACTGTTACTGTTAACAATGCTATTATTAATACACTAACTTTGAAATCTTTAATTGCTAATAATAGTTTAGGTGTACAAGGACAAGTATTAACATCTAACGGCTCGACTATTTACTGGGACAATAATTACTCTGGATCTAGAGGTTACGATGGCTCTAGAGGATTTACAGGTTCTATTGGCTTTACCGGTTCTAAGGGCTCTAGTGGCTTCCTCGGTTCTATCGGCTATACTGGTTCTAATGGTTATACGGGTTCAATTGGCTTTACTGGCTCTAGAGGCTCCAGTGGCTTCAACGGTTCCATCGGTTATACCGGTTCCCTTGGTTATACAGGTTCAATTGGCTTTACCGGTTCTAGAGGGGATTCTGGGTTTGTTGGCTCCCTTGGTTATACAGGTTCTAGAGGCTTTATTGGTTCTAGAGGAGATTCTGGGTTTTCTGGTTCCCTAGGTTATACTGGTTCCATTGGTTATACTGGTTCCATTGGTTATATAGGTTCTAGAGGCTTTACTGGTTCTAGAGGTTATGTTGGGTCTACTGGAGGAATAGGTGTTGAAGGATACGCTGGTTCCGTTGGTTATACCGGTTCTGTTGGTGAAAGAGGATTTCTAGGTTCTCTCGGTTACACAGGCTCTAGAGGTTTTACTGGGTCGACTGGGTTTACTGGTTCTATTGGTTATATAGGTTCTATTGGTTATACTGGCTCTATCGGTTATACAGGTTCTAGAGGTCCTATAGGACAAGGTATCAATCTTAAAGGTACTGTCGGTTACGTTGGTTCTTTACCTGGCTCAGGAAGTGATGGAGATGCCTATATTGTACAAGCAGATAATCATCTCTATGTTCGGAATAGTTCCATCTGGACTGATGTAGGTCAATTTATAGGATACACGGGCTCTAGAGGTTTTACTGGCTCTGTCGGATATCAGGGGTCTATTGGTTTCCTTGGTTCGTTTGGTTATACTGGCTCTATTGGTTATACGGGATCTGTTGGCTACACTGGCTCTGTTGGATATCAGGGGTCTGCTGGATATATAGGTTCGTTTGGCTATGCTGGTTCAATAGGCTACACAGGCTCTAGAGGGTTTGTAGGTTCTATTGGTTATACGGGGTCTCAGGGTAGATCTATTAATCTAAGAACAGCAGTAAATACTGTAGGAGATTTAAATACTGTTTCTAGTCCGCAGCTTGGTGATGCTGTTATTGTTACTGCTACTGGACACTTGTATGTGTATAATGGACAACCTGATTGGGCAGATGCCGGTCAATTTATTGGTTACACTGGTTCTGTTGGTTACACTGGTTCTGTTGGATATACTGGCTCGGCATCAACAGTAGCTGGACCTCAAGGCGATCGAGGACCTCAAGGTGATACCGGTTATTATGGATCAATGGGTTATCAGGGTTCTACCGGTTATCAGGGTTCTGTTGGATTCATTGGTTCTAGAGGTTTTACTGGTTCTGTTGGATACACAGGTTCTAGGGGTCCAGTTGGCGCGTCTATCGTCATAAAAGGCACAGTTGCGGCACCTGCTTCTAATCTTCCTGGCTGGCCTAATAGTTATACAGGATCTGTGGGAGATGCTTATGTCGTCGGTGGCGAACTATACATATGGACGGATTCAAATACATGGGTTAATGGAGGGCGGTTTGTAGGGTATGATGGATCTAGAGGTTATACTGGATCTGTTGGATATCAGGGTTCTGCTGGATTCATTGGTTCTATTGGATACCTTGGTTCTGTTGGTTATACTGGTTCTGTTGGTTATACTGGTTCTAAAGGCGAGTCTGGGTATTTTGGTTCCGTTGGATATCAGGGTTCTGTTGGATTTATTGGTTCTTTCGGTTATACTGGTTCTAAAGGCGATATCGGATTTACAGGTTCAAGAGGTTCAGATGGCACATCAATTTCGTTAAAAGGTGCTGTAGCCACATTTGGGCTTTTACCTACCTCAGGAAATACCAGGGGGGATGCCTATATTGTACAAGCCGATGGCCACATGTATGTGTATGATGGCACCTCTCCTTGGGCGGATGCGGGTAGACTTATCGGTTATACTGGTTCTGAAGGTTACACGGGTTCTAGAGGATTCATTGGTTCTAGAGGGGATAACGGATTTCTAGGTTCTACTGGTGTAGGATTTACCGGTTCTAAAGGCGATATCGGATTTACAGGTTCTGCTGGTGTAGGATTTATTGGTTCTACTGGTGTAGGATACACCGGTTCTAAAGGCGAAATCGGATTTACAGGTTCTGCTGGTGTAGGGTTTATAGGTTCAGTGGGTGTAGGATACACCGGTTCTAAAGGCGAGAACGGATTTACAGGTTCTGCTGGTGCTGGATATACCGGTTCTTCTGGTCCCGGATATACCGGTTCTAGAGGCGAGAACGGATTTACAGGTTCTGCTGGTGTAGGGTTTACCGGTTCTTCTGGTCCCGGATATACCGGTTCTAGAGGATTTATCGGCTATGATGGAAGTGATGGTTATAACGGTTCTAGAGGTTATACTGGTTCTGTTGGGTATACAGGTTCTAGAGGATTTATCGGCTATGATGGAAGTGATGGTTATAACGGTTCTAGAGGTTATACTGGTTCTGTTGGGTATACAGGTTCCGCTGGAGGATTTACCACTAACTCTGATGCTGTAGTAGACTCATTGGCCGTAGGTAACATACCAGCTCTTACTGGTACTGCAAATTCTGGAAATGTTCGAATCAATAGTAATTTAAGTGTCGGAAGTGGTAATATTCCAGCTACTTTAGGAACAGGCGCAATATTAGCAGATAAAGCACAATTTGATTTTGCGGGTATAGGCGGAGAGGCTCCTTCTCAGTCAGGTTGTATTCAGATTTATACTTCTTTAGGCGTAGGTGGTGCACCTTCATCGAGCATAGCAGGCAGCGCTCAATTTTATAATTCTATTGGTGTAGGTGCTGCAGCTCCTTCTGGGATAACAGGAGAGATTAACGCAGCAGGCGATATTACAGCATATTATTCTTCTGATAGAAGACTTAAAGAGAATATTGTACCTATTGAATCTGCTCTAGATAAACTTAGCAAGATTACAGGGGTAATGTTTGATTGGACAGACGACCATATTACAGCACGTGGAGGTGAAGATGGTTATTTTGTTCGTAAACGGGATACTGGTGTTATTGCCCAGGAAGTACAATCTGTTCTTCCAGAGGTTGTTTCCGAAAGACAAGATGGTACATTAGCAGTCAAATATGAGAAACTCATCGGACTAGTTATCCAAGGCATAAATGAACTGAAGTTACAGTTTGATGAACTTAAGGGTAATTCAAAATGACATTACAGTCAAAAGGTGTTCCAATTTCATTAGGAGATATTCAAGGGGAATTTGGAGGACAAAATCCAGTTCGCATATTGGAATATTATGCTGGCGGGTATGTTCCTGATCCTACTTATCCAATACCTAAACCTACACTTTCAATTCCAAAACCCACTATAAAATTTAGTTATTTTTATGGCACTTCTGTATTTCCGTATCAATTTAACTTAGCTAATAAATTCTTAGATGTTGATCCTATTGTTACTGGTACCACGAGTACTGGTTTGACTTTCGGAACTAGTGGTGCCACTGATGATAATGGATTCATTTCTGTTGCATATGGAGATAGAACAACAGGTATCAGCTCTGGGTTATCTAAAGCATATATTATGAGATTCAATAATAGTGGAAGCATATCATGGAAAACCGGTTTCGCACACACGGAACGGGCTAATATTCCTTTTGATTTAAGAATCACTAGTATCGCAGTAAACGAACTTTACCAAGTTATATATTATCTAGGCGTATCCGATACTATCTATCTTTCCAGCACTGAAACTTTGAATGGAGCGTTTGTTATTTGTTTAGATTATAACGGAAATCTTATATGGTCAACGAAGATAAACAGCTCTTTAATTACAGGGCTCATTAATGAGCCTGTCAGAGATTTATATACTAAAATTCTCTATGATAATTTTAACAATCGTGTTCTTATTTCTGGAGGGAATATTGACACTACGGGTAGCCCTGTGGATAACGGTCGACATTCAATATTGTTAGGATTGGAACCGAATCAAGGTTTAAATCAAGGTTTATTATTAAATAGTAATAATAATGGCGCATTCACGGTAAAAAAAATCGCCGCATCTGATGGGTCTGATTTTGGTTTTAATGGTATGGATATCTCTAGTAACTTTATATATATTACCGGTCGAACAGCTAATGAATGTGTGGTCGCTCAGCATAGAAATAGTCCTAGTTTACAAAATTCAAATGTTTGGCAAAGGTATATAAAAGGCAATGGAGAGGTTATAGATTTGAATCTTACCTTCACTGTGGGAGATAACGTATATGTAGGTGTATCGACTAATGATAGCGGATCGACATACCAACTGTTAAATAAATTCATTTCTAATGGAACAAGATATGTTGCCTGGCGTCTCACTGGAGAACTGGACGCTTTTTCTCCAGTTGCTGCAGCAGTAGAACCCATATTAACTAATGGTTGTAGCAATAAAACTACAGGGGATTATTATATTGTAGGAGCTTTTAAAGTTTTATCAAACCAAAAATTTAATGCATTTGTTATGAAATTTAATTCTTCAGATGTTTTACAATGGAAACGAAGTATTGCTATTACTGGTAAGGATTGTTACGCTCGTTCAGTGTGGACAGATCCACTCGGAAATAGGGTATATATTATGTTAACCTACGGCACGGGTTCAGATCAACTATCGTATAAACAAGCAATAGCTACAATTTCCGCCGATGGAATTGGTAGTAACTCGTACAAGCCTATTTCTACTCCTGCTGTAGGTGTACCAAATATAGCATATACTGATTCTTGCCCGTTAAAAATGTCTATTTCTACTGCTTTAACTGCCTACACGAAAAACTCTACTTATTATAACGGAACTTCGGATATAAGATCAATCATTTCAGCTAACGATATTCTAACTAAATTTACCCCTACTACTACACAAATCTCACCTGGTACTGGTTATATTAAGAACAGTTTTAATATTATAGCTACCAAGACTATTGGTGGATACGGTTTTTTGTTTAACATTAATACTAACAAAACTACATATTATGGATATACCTCGGCTGCTACTTCTTATATATCTCCAGATAACAGTATATCTAGTTTATACGGAGGTTCCACTATACTCGAATTGCATTATGCTACAGCCTCGAGCAAATCTCTATATTACCCTAATTATGTTGTTTTTACTGTTTCCGGTAATCAACCAAATAGTGGTTGGAATACAATGGTTGTCACAGATATTATTACACAAAAAGTTACATACTATCGTCGAGAGAACGTTTTTAAATACGAATACGTCCCGATCTCAGATCGTACATCCTGGTATTGGCACAACATGGAAGACGCCGATGGCAAATCTCTACAGGATGCCACAGTGCAGTTTGCAAGCGATTGACAATAGCATATAGAAGAGAAGAAATATATGTGTGAATTAAATATATCTTTAAATGAAGGAAATTGATTAATGGCAGCGGATAAACCTCTCTGGGAAGCTACACGGGATCTTCATCATGCTTGTGAAGAGCATGTTATAGGGAACTCTATGTCTACAGGAAGACCCCCTAAGATTTGGTATAAGGCCTGGATTCAAGCACTATATCAGATCCACTCTGCTATAGATCCACATGTAGATGATACTATTAAAAGAGTAACACAATTAGAATTAGATCTAGCAACTCTTTCTGAAGAAACAGTAGCACCACTAACAGCGGCTACAAATTATGTAGCAACATTAGACAACGAACTATCTATTGATGGCGCAGCATATGTACTCACTGGAGCACACTTAATGGGCGGCGAAATTATGAGACGGCGTTTTGAAGGACAGGAAGATGGTTACCCAACAAATCATTTAACCTGGGAAGATAGACCAACAGCAATTGCCGTATTACAAACCTATAGAACTAGAGAAGATATCTCAGAACAAGCACGGGAGTGTTTTCAAGCATTGCTTAATGTTATGAATGAAATCTATATATTATATCCTATTATGCCTACTATAGATCTCGAACTTATTCAAAGGTACCAACAATTTCCTGAAGAATATCCAGACTGGGATCCTGAATGGACTTCTAATAACAATCCGGATATCTGGATCTGGGAACGTGAAAGACAAGAGTATATAGATACATTTACAAACCAGTAATAGATTTCTTATCTACATATAGATTATACTCTAGTATGTTAGTTGTGTCAACTATATAAATACCCTGATACCTAAATAAAGAAGAGTTAGACCAATATGGCTATTAAAAGCAACATTATTATAGATCAGGGTGCGGATTACGAAGTAACAATCAATATCAATGATGCTAATACTACCCCTATTGATTTAAACGGATTCGTTGGAAGAGCGAAGATGCGTAAGCATTATACTTCTTCAAAAGCATATGATTTTCAAGTTGTAGTGACTGCTAATACCGGAGAAGTAACTATGTCTATGAATTCAGCTACATCTAGTACTATTAGTCCTGGTCGATACGTATATGATTGTTATCTTTCATATAACAGCAACAATTCTGTAATTGAATCCAGAATAGTAGAAGGTCTAGTAACTATTACACCACAGGTGTCCAGATAATGTCCGCTAATGTAATGGTTCAAAAATCGAATTTTACTATTTCCGTCGATAAAACAGGCGGACGAATTCAGTTGTCTAATCCGATCACCGTAAAGAATCAAATTCAAGAGATACGTTCTATTGACCTCTTAAATGGTGTCAATACAGCTAATCGTGTCGATAGTGCTACCTTTGTTTATAATGCTAATACTGGACAGTATGATGTAAAGTTGTTAGACAAACTATACACAGTGAGTATTAATACACTAATCGCTAATGGTAATTCTGGAGAAACGGGTCAAGTATTATCGACTGATGGAAATAGTATTTTTTGGACTTCTGTTTTATCCGGCGCTTATGCAGAATATGCAGAAACAGCAGGTATTGCTACTAAGGCATACAACGCGGATTCGCTAGGCGGACTAGGTTGGGAATCGCCAGGTCGTATAGGCTATCAGATACCCGATAGTGGCAACTTTACAGAAATCTATGTTGATAGTCTATACGTCAATGGTGTAGCAGCGTTTGCTAGTCTTCTTATTGATGGCGGGAATTTTTAAGTTCTCTTAAGAAAGAAGCTATTGCATTTTCTGGTTCTTCAATTACAGGAACAGATACTTCTCTTTGTTCAATGTTATCTGGTACTGAAACTTCAAATACATGTCTTCCAATATGCCCACATAGAATAGAAGTATCGCACCAAACGCTATACCCCTTCTCTCGTGCCTTTTTACAAAAATCCAGATCTTCACTAAACGTATTAAGATGACTTAACGCTTGATGATATACAAACTGCGGATAACCGACTGAGGCAAACACCTCTTTCTTGACAAGAGCACAACCAAATCCACAACCGCCAACTTCAATTAAACCTCGCTGGTTCATGAAGTCCGTCGATACGTTTTGATAATTTAGATCATACACCTCTAATAAAGGGGGATCCCGTCTCTGTCTATAGATACCAGACACAATAGGTTTATCATGATTCAATAGTTTTACTAGTGTATCAGGTGCGAAGGTAACATCGTGATCGACGGCGAACAAATAGTCATAGCCATTAACAACCCAATCCGCAATTAAGTTGCGTACTTGATCTACAGCGTAGCCATAGAAGTATTGAAAATCTGTCTCATAACCTTCAGGCACGATCAGATCATATATTGATTTGAATGTATCCGCCTCAATATCATTCTTACACGGAATACCAATTAGAATACGCTTTTTCTGTTGGGGAATCATCTCTTCTTTCTTCACTTTCACAATAGGATTATTATTTAACCATTCCATATAGATTGGGTGTTCTCCTTCTATTCGTCCAGCAGAAATAGCTGGATCTGAAGAAGTCTGTGCCATAGGCGAGTACCAATCAAAGTTATATAGTATAAAATTATTCAGACCCTTACGCAAGTGCTGGTGCCATATCATGTCATCTCCATAATATAGCAATAAACCCTCCGGCACAGGTTCCCAATTCTTTTTATGTACAAAGAACAACTGACCGAAACCATGCGGCATCGTCTTATCATAATGATCTGCATAACTCTCGCTATTCGAGCTATATTCGAGTATGCTGATACTTTTGTCTGTAGTTGGCGGGTGATTAAACTTTGCTTCCCCAGTAACCATTCCTACAGTTCCATTTTCTGGAACGACTAGATCTACTACTTTTTCGAATACTCTCGGATCAAATTCGATGTCATCATTAACAAAGCACATCTTATCGTTTAGAGCCAACTCTGCCCCTAGATTCCAAGCCGGATTACAGAAGATATTAGACTCCTGATTTAATATCCGAATCTTATAGTGATACAAGTTACTCCAGTCAGGCGTTGCCGCCTTATCGTTGTTAATAATAATAATTTCATCTACCAAATCACACGAGATATAACTCTGTAGGGCTCTTTCAAAGACATCTTTACAGCGCCACATAGTAGGAACAATTACAGAGATTTTTTCTTTATACATTTTCTTTCCAATCACTTTGCTGGCAGTATTAGTCTGCTCTTCTCCGTTAACTTTATAATCGTTAATCGGATTGGTATCATTATAAACATATACTATATCTGGAACACATACCACCTTATCGGGATCGGCTTCTTCAATTAGATAGTAGAATAATGCAGTATCCCCTCCAGCGCGCGGCCACTTTCCATCAACTAATAGATCTTCCGCTCTTAGATTTCTCAACAATCGACTATGAAAAGTACGAAGGTGAGTATAAGGCATATTCCAATTGAACTTATGTTCGCGGTAAGTTTTGTTGGCTTTGACCTGTGGTGGATACTCCTGAGCAATAAGCGGTATATTATCCACTAAGGACCAGCAAGAGCCATAAGTAAACTCTACACCTTCATGATAAAGATTATTATAATAATGGAATATGTTTGGATCGTTGACAAGCCAATCATCTCCATCCAGGATCATGAGGAAGTCTTCTTCACCAATATATTCATTGATAACATTATAGTGATTAGCAACAGCACCTACATTTTTGTTGTTATGAATCAATACAAATTTATAACGTATCTCTTGGGGTAGAGAGTCGATAGTACGGCGTGCTACACTTACAGTATTATCAGTAGATGCATCATCTACAATATACATTGTATACCACTTATAATTCTGTTGGGCAACCGAAAGAATACATTTTTCAATATAATTTTCAGCATTATATACAGCAGTAATAATGCCTATTTCTTTTTGTGTATTACTTAATGGCTGCAACTCTTCTGAATTAGTAAAGCGGCGTCCAAATGTTTTACGAACCTTATAGTTGATCTTTTGTACTTGACGATACTCGTCTACAGGTAGGAACTCGCCGAGCTTATGAAATAAATGCTGCTTCCATTGTAGCGCTACAGTATTCCAGCCGCAAATATCTTTAACAACATTACAAGCATACATCTTTTGTTGATGTAGATACTTGTTATTATACGCTTGTAGAGTCATATCTACAAAACGATTAACTTGATCGTTTTTATCAATAAAAGGAAAAAGTCCATTAGGGATAATAGCATATGGAATTTTATAGCACGCACTATCGATAGCAGTTTCTTCTAGAGCACCAAAGTTACATGTAATAATAGGTACATTATGAGACAACGCCTCTAGAGCGGAGATACTATAAGTCTCAGGAAATGCGGCTGGATACAACATGTACGAAGCAGTTGTGAGTATCTTAGAGATTTCTTGCTGAGAAATAATGCCAGTAAAGTTAATGTCTTTGCCATGCTCTTCGACCATCTTACGCCAAGAATGTTCTTGCTCATCGGCTTGTCCGCCTGGAAATTTGTAGAAACCTCCAATAACTGTCAGCTTGGCATCTGGCGCAGCTGCTTTAATTCTAGGCCAAACGTCTTCTACCAGTGGCTGCATACCTTTAGTAAAAGAAGAGTTATAAACAAAGTGATTCGGATCTTTTAGAGAGACATCAATCCAGTCAGGCTTCATATTACCTATGCCGTTTCTGGTAATAAACATATACTTTTTAAGTACTTCAAAGTTACGCTTACGTCCATGATCACAATTAGTAACATAATCTAGATGGAAGTCTGAAAGGACAAAGACTTCATTAATAAAACCATCTAATAGAAAACCTTCAATAAGATCATCACCATCACAAAAGGTATCATGCATCCAGAGCACTTTATGCTTAGAGCGCTGCTGAATATTAGTAAAGTCCGGCATATAAGAAAATGTTTTAAACCGTTCGCGTAGATATGCTGGTGCGAATGCTGCTACAGAACGTGAACCTACAACTACATCATATTCTGTATTTGTTATTTCGATTTCTTTAAGAGGACGATACCATACATTATTATACATACCTGGTGCTGTATCTTCTGTTGAACAGTCGTTAAATACTGTAACATCAAAGCCTATTTTGGCTAACTCTTTAGATAGTAGAATAACGGCAGACTCGGACCCGCCAAGACCTCGTTTATTAAGTGTGTCTCCATCATAAGGCAGACCCATAGTATCTACAAAACATATTTTCATCAATCACCTCGATATAATATTATATAAATAAAACGAATGAATTCATTTATCAGATATTTAGTAAGAGAATATAATGGCAAATAACACAATTCTCATTAAACGCTCTAGTGTCCCCGATCTCGAGCCGTCGCTCTCTGATCTTAAATTAGGGGAACTAGCTCTTAATACAAATGATGGTAAACTCTTCACTAAAATAGATCATACTATAAACAGTACACCAGTTCAAGAAATAGTACAATTTATAAGTAAGATTCCTATAGGTAATTCCCTGTTTGTTTCTAAAAATGGCTCTGATAACTATGAAGGTACTTCATGGGATCGTGCAGTAGCTACAATAGAAAAAGCACTTCAATTAGCGACTGCTAGAAATTCTCTCACATTAATTGATATCGGTCCTGGTGTATATTACACTAATGGTCATTTAGATATGCCAGATAACTGCATGGTCCGTACGGTACATAGAACAGTTATTATTAAACCTAATATTGGTTATGAAGAACGCAATGTGTTCCGTATGGGATCTGGGTGTTTTATTGAAGGACCTTTATTCGAGGGGTGGCGTATCGATGATATGAATGATCCGTTAGGAGGTTTTGCTATATCATTTAGACCTGGCGCAGTTATTACTAGAGCCCCGTATGCCCATATGATTGCGGTTCGTTCTTCTCCGTCATGGGACTATATCGCGCCCCCTCTAGATCGTGGAAATGGAAACCCACTAGTTGGACGGGGCGGCGGTGTTGCATTAGCAGATGGTTCTGTTTGTTCTCCATATAGTATTTATCCCAACATTATGACGTGGGGGGCAACACCTGTATCTCAGAATGGTATCGGATACTGTGCACGGAATGGCGGATTAATCAATGCAGTCAATGCTATTTCAATTTGGGCGCATAAGCATTTTTATGCTTTAGATGGTGGGCAGATTATTTTATCATCATGCTCAACACAATTCGGAGACTACACTTTAATTGCTGATGGTTCGAGAAGCATTCTTCAGCCAGCTGAATCAAACACTACATTAAGTGTACAAACCGCAGCCGCTAATGCTGTTAACAATTCTAGAACCACCATTATTAACAATATGTGGTCTAATCTGGTATCTCACGGATATACCTCTACATGGAATTCAACAGATGAGGCTTATACAAGACGGGATGCTAATACATTTCTTCAATGTATGGTATGGACACTACAAACGGCTAATGAAAAACCAATGCTAGATTTTGCAAAGGGACTATATGATTCCAATGGTACAACAGTATTCACATCAGATAAGACAGCAGCATTCGTTTACTCTTTTCAACATATGAGAGACGATATAATAAATCTAGCTGGCGTTAATGCAAATTCAGATATTATTGTAGCTAATCTAGTATCTGCATTAACATCTTCCATTAATACGCCTAGTTTTCGTCAGGAACCATCTACAATCACAGCTATTGGACATACATTTACTGGTGTGTTAGCTGGAGTAGCACTTACAAAGATTCCTCCTGCCAGGAATCAGTCTACTATTCAAGATAGTATTTTAGAACTTAATAATGGCAGTGTTATTGCATCTGGACAAGACGATCAGGGCAACGCTATATTTGTTGGTGGATTAGAGATAAATGCTGATACTGGCGAACTTAGTGGACCCCCTTTCGGTCAGGCTGTCAATAGAATTGCCACCAGAACAGCTATTTCAAGGAGCTTTTAATAGTGTCAAGAATCACATGTAAGACCCCTTCAACAGGTAGAGCCTTTAATGCAACTTTAGTTGATATTCCGACAAACTTCACTATTGTCGCAGAAGCTCCTGATTTTTCTGTACCCGACCCAGCAGAGAATTATATCATTAGAGATCCAGCAGATATGACAAGAACTATTAAGCCAGGAGAGGTATTTTTCATTACTCCTCTTTCAGCTAAGAATAAAACAGCAAATACAAAATGGATTGATATTAGATTACATACAGAAGATGGCACTATTATAAATTTTGGTAGAGTGACAGTGCCTGCCTATGATACTGCATTTATTCCTATTCAAGGTAGAAGCTTGTTTAAAAGAGATGCTAATGGAACAGCGGGGGATAGGCTTGAAGTGCGTGCTGAAACCGCGAGCGTTTTTGATGTTTGGGGTTCTGCGGAAGAAAAAATATCTAGCGAGCATATCGGGGTTATCTAATGAGTTTTACATTTTTATCCGGACAAATAAGCGCTACCCAAGGGCTTAGTCAAGCTAATGGTTTTATTGTGCCGACACAGGTCGAGCCATACTTAGGTGTTCCCGTCTCTGATGGTTTAGCTCTGCTATCTAATATGGATGGTCAACGTTACTGGGGATCTGGTGTCGGGTATACCGGTTCTGCTTCGACAGCTCCTGGCTACGCTGGTTCAATTGGCTATACCGGCTCTATTGGTTATACTGGTTCTGCTTCGACAGCTGCTGGCTACGCTGGTTCAATTGGCTATACCGGCTCTATTGGTTATACTGGGTCCAAAGGAGATACTGGTTATATTGGTTCATTAGGTTACGTTGGTTCTGTTGGCTATACTGGCTCTGTTGGTTATACAGGTTCCAAAGGCGATATTGGTTACACCGGCTCCAAAGGCGATATTGGTTACACCGGCTCCAAAGGCGATATCGGTTATACTGGCTCTGTTGGTTATACAGGTTCCAAAGGCGATATTGGTTACACCGGCTCCAAAGGCGATATTGGTTATACAGGTTCCAAAGGAGATACTGGTTATATTGGTTCATTAGGTTACGTTGGTTCTAAGGGGGATACTGGTTACACTGGATCGCTTGGTTATACGGGTTCAGCTTCAGCAGTTCCTGGTTATACCGGTTCTACTGGATACACTGGTTCGTTGGGCTATACAGGTTCTGTTGGATATACGGGGTCAGCTTCAGCAGTTCCTGGTTATACCGGTTCTACTGGATACACTGGTTCGTTGGGCTATACAGGTTCTGTTGGATATACGGG